ACCAAGTACTACCATCAAGTGTAAAATAAATTCCTGTGCCGGAACAAACAATAAGACCGTCACCATATACGGCCATACCTAAGACACGATTAGAACTATTAGGTCTGGTATCGCCATAAGCTTCATAACCATTAACACGCCTATAACCACCATCCGAATCTACTTCAAAATTACGTAGAACGGTAGCTACTCCGGGCTGTGTTAAAAGCTCAAAATTATTTAGGTTGACGTTTAAACCGCCTTTACAACTAAATCCAAAAGCTTGAGACATTAGAGGTATCGCATCCTATCATCTTTCATGTAATATGGAACAGGTTCTAATAAATTTGATTTCATTAGTTTTAATCCACGCTTATAATCCTCTAGTGCAAATGCTGCTGCTTGAGGACTTTCTTTAAATTGATGTATATAATATCTAGCTCGTGCAAGTAATACAGGTTTGTATAAATCTGGAAAAACTGTTGCATCACCATGAGCATCAAGCTCAGTTGGTAAATCATATGCATAGTACCATACACGATATACTTTATCAGGTATGGGACTTAATCCAAACTTACGTGCATCAGGGCTTCTAATAATTCTTCGTGGTTCTCCACCATTAGCCGCATCTGCATCGTCTTTGTTTTCAGATAACCTAAAGTTATCTTTCCATTCTTCTGTTGTAACAAAGCGTAAGTTTTGTGCTACATATGGAGCAGATTCACCAGATACTCCTACAGTTGTTAATAAAAAGTTATCCCAATCTACATATGAATAGTCTGCTGTAATACTAGAACTAGCTGCTTTCAATTCATACCATCGAGTATTGGCTGTAGTTTCAACATAGACATTACCATACATCGGGTCTGTTGCTCCACTTTCAGCCGTTGCTAAGAAAGGCCATTGTGGTTCTTCATTAACAATATCTAAGTATGCTCTGTTTATTGCATCTTTAGCGTGTTGTTGAATACCGATTGCTGAACTAAAATTAGATGAAGTTAAAACAACTTCATTCATTTCTCTCAATAATTCATTTGTTAGATTAAGATACGTAGCCATTAGTAATCGTTGTTATTAACTTTTGTATTTAAACCACCTGCTGATTTATCACATGCTTCAGCCATTTTAGCAATAGAAGCATAACCACCGCTATTCATACCGCTTCGTTTTTTGGCTGCTTTAGCTGCTGCTTTCCCTGCTTTTGTATAAGGATATTCCTTACCATCAACTACTGGCATTTTTATTCTCCTTTCTAAATATACGATCATAATTATCTTGATACTTCTTATGGGAGTCTCTATTATAAAACTTCCCTATCATGCCAAGAATCTTTCCGGCACGTTTTCCTTTTATCATCATTGGTGCTGTTTCACTTCCAAGTTGGGGCATTGTTAAAGTCCTTAAAGTAAAGGGGGCCATGAAGACCCCCACATTGCTATAGCTTAGTCTATACCGTAGAAAGCGGATACCAAAGCTTCGCCACGTAGTACTTTAGACCCATAAACATGGAGTCCTCGTACTATGTCACCAAAGCTATCGGGATCACGAATTACTTCCGTGCTAGTAATAGTCTGTGCTGTTGCTGTTGAAGACATGTGACCAGCAATGCACTTACCAGCTGCATTGGAGGTAGATGCAATGTTATTGCTCTTATACATGTCGAAACCACGCAACTTGCCAGAAGATACTAATCCATTACGGATAGACCCTTGACCAGCGTTATAGTCTACTGACAATACCTTAGATGAACTTTGTACTAGCTGCTCATAAAACTCAGGATTAGCTAGGAACCATCGTCCTTCTTCTGGTACGTTTTGCTCGTCCAACAATCTTGACATGTGGGACAATACATCAATAGGATCGTGCTCACCAGATGCAAATCCGATGTCCAAGTTACCTGTTCCATCAAAAGTTCCAGCCGCAAGATCAGTTGCGCTGTCTGAACCTAAGACATGGTTAGGGCTTGAAGAAGACACACCACTAAACATAGTAGCAATTACACCTTCGTCAAATGCGTCACGCAATGCGTAAGCAGCTGAAGATGATGCAACTTCCTTAAAGTTTACGTGTGACATTGAAGTTTCGATGTCATCAACGATGAACTTAAAGGCGTTAGCTGTATCAACAACCAAAGTTACTTCTTGGTCGGTGAGTTTAGTTTGTGTGACATCTGCGCCACGCTCGTACTGATAAACGGTGATTGTAGGCTCTTTGATGATCTTTACAGAATCTCCGAAAGAGGCAATTTCACCTGCATAGTCAGTATTGGTAATTGCTTCTGCGACAGACGACTTACGGAAGAAGTTAAGTACCTTCTTACTGTATATCGCTGGCATCCAGAATGCATTTGTTTGACCTGATACGGAATTACCAAAGTTACCATTTGTATCCGTACTTTGCTCAAATAGTTGGTCTGATTGGTTATAAGCCATTGTTAAGCTCCTTTAATTTCTCTAGACAAAAATACTATCGCACCCTGCCTTCTCGAATTGCTAGATCAATTTCCTTTTCAAAACGATCATAGTCATCCATAGACATAGATGCAATTTCCCGTTGCGTCCAGATTTTAGCTTGATTTGGTTCAACACCTGTTGTTTTAGTTGAAACCATATCTGCTGCTTCTGAACGTGAAGTTTGTGATCTGGCTGATTTTCTTGGAGCCTTACTTGTTGGCATATTATTTTCTAACTTATATAAATCAATTGCACGACTTGCTAAAGTTGCATTGTCAGGATTGTTATATATCCAGTTCTGTATATCTTCAGGTTGGGTTTTAGCCCAAGTATGAAAACTTTCGTCACCTCTTATATCTTCAAAATCAGGATGCCTTGCATGTAATTCAGCTTCAGCATCTCTTTTAGATATAGTTGCTTCACGTTCTTCTAAAGCTTGTAGCTTAGATTGAAGTGCTTGAACTTGTTCTTCACTTCGCATATGAGCAACAGTTTCGACAGTTTCATATAAGTCTGGATATTCTGTTTTAAACTTTTCGAGGTCTTCTACACTTTTTGGCGGCTGATATGTAGGATATGCTTTTTCCGCTTCTGCACGTAGTTCTTGTTCGCGTTGTTTAAATTCAGTTAACTTACTATCGTAATGTTTCTTTAGATCATCGTACCTTTTTTTATAATTAGTACGAGTCTTCTTCTCTGGTTGAGGGGTTCCGTCTTCATCTTCGGAAGTGGCCTCTTGAGTTGGGTTCTCATAAAATAATGAATCTGCACTTTGTGTAGACTCTGGCCCTCCTTTATTTTGCCAAGATTTCTTAGCATTATAAGGATTTGCTTGGGGTTCCGTTTGTTCTTCAGTCATTTCACTCTCCTTTTGGGGCTTGTCTTTCCTCAAGGTAGCTATATTAAATGCGCTTTTTTTAATATAGGGTCTTGAACTTACAAGGTGGCCTCTAGGTTAAAATTGATAAGGGGCTGAATATCAGGTAGCCTTATCGTCCTAATATACTTGGCATCCGATTAGCGTACATCATTTGCTTTTTCATTTCTTCTTGCTGTCTTAGATTCCCATACATATTAACTTTTTCATCAGCTAAAGGTGTTTCAGGTGTTAATTGTTTAACAGCCCCACCAAGTATAGGATTCCCTACAGCACCGCCAAGTGCGTAAGCAACTTTTCCTCCATCAGCTGCACGTTCTGCCTCGTCCATCATCGTTTGCAGATTGTCAGCACCGATTTCGTCTGTTGCTTTTTCGGTGATTACGAACTCACCGTCCGATAGCCTTGCAGGTATCGAATCTGATATACCAGTGCCGGGGCCTTCTACTTCCCCTTCACCAGTAAATTCTGTAGCATAGGTAACAACCTTATCTAGAATACCTTCTAATTGTGGGTCGTTATCTAATGCTGTGTTTAAATAATCTTGTTCTACAGGCGTTAATACTTCAGCTGCTACGTAATCAACATAGTCTTCCTGCATTTGTTCATCTGAAGCTAAAGGCATTGCTTCTTCTTCAGGTGTCATGTTTGGATAGGTATCAACTGGAACATCTTGTTCCATAAGTTCAGGAGGCATTGCCATATCTTGTTCCATAAGTTCAGGAGCCATTTCCATTTCACCGCCTTCTTGGTTTTTATCTCTAATTTCTTGAAGATCTCTACTATTTACATCTTCAAATATACTTTGTATATAATCCATATTCTTGGGATTTTTTAATAAATCTCTAAGATCTGCTTCTCCTTGTTCTGCTTCCATTTTATTTTCAAAGCCCATCCTAGTCATAGCACCATGAATCTGTGCTTTCATATCATCTGAAATTGGTTTTTCATTAACAACACTAGCTGTCCTATATCCTTCTCTTGGAGACATTAAACCACCACCAGCTTTAGCTTTTCGATCAT